CTGTACAACCTTGTCAACGGACAGAGCCGCTGAGTCTGTAAGGTTGTTCACTGTTCCCTGGACTACATCAAGAGTAGAGGTCAGTTCGACGAAGTCAGAATCAACTGTTCCGCGTCCATACTGCGCCACGGTACATTCGATTTTCCTTGAAGAAACCTGAGCGAGCGAATTGCCCTCGCCTTCTGCGAGTGTCGTTGAAACAACCGCGAAGTTCGTCCATCCGTTGAAGCGGACGGTCTTTCCGTTCCCCTTAGGAAGGGGGGTTTTGTCAGCGAAGTAGTAAAGTATCGCTTTCGGCACAAGCCTCGGAAGGGCCTTGCGGACAAAGTAGGTCTGGAGCAAATTGTCCAGTGTACTTGTAGTGTTGAATGCATCTGCCATTGTAGTAAGTCTCTCTTTTTTTAGGATGCAGGCGGTATCGCTACCGTCTCTGCACACCCCTTTTTTACTTCATGTAGGCTATCTTGTTCTGTTCCTGTTCGATAGCCGCTCTTAAATCATCAAGCGACATGGTAGTAGGTGTAGAGGGTTTGATTTGTGCCGGAGCGCGTCCTGCGCCCTCGACTACCGCGCCCTGCTTCATTGCCGCTACCTGTGCGCCATCTGTTTTGCCTGCTTGAAACGCGTTCATCTGCGCTGTTGAGGACATGCGTCCTTTAGCGATATAATACGCATCTTCAAGATATTCCGGTACGCGTCCCTGCCATTCGGGTTTCCCCTGAAAGACTTTCATAATCTCTGCCTGCATGGTAGGATTATTGAAGTCCTGTGACATCGGGTCACTGGCAAGTCTTGTAACCGTGTTGTGCAACCTCTGCTCCTTTGCCTGTGATTCAAGCACGGCGAGTTTTGCTTGAACTCTCTGCTCTGCTATTGCTCCTATGGTGTTATACGCGTCGTTGTTCAACGCCTGCATAACAACCTCATTAGGATTATAAGCATCGCCTGTAGGCATGACCGGTGCCTGTGGTGCAACGGGCATCTGCTGCCTCATTGCTCTCGCGTCTTCCTGCCGTTTACGCGTGAACTCACGTTCAAGTTCCGTGTAACTCTTCGCCAACTGGTCAACGGTGGTATATCCCTTTTTATCCATCAACTCCTGCGCTGTAGTGGCAACGGGTGTCGGGACCGCCTGTGCCTGCTGTACTGGTGCTGCGGGCGCTTGTCCTGTCGGTTCAGCTGCGACGGGGGCTATAGGTTGTGGAGGCTCCACTACGGGTTCAGGTGCGTTCTGCTTGTCAGTAACGGCTTTCTGTGCGGTAAGTATCTGCGCCTCTAAATCAGCGTCCGATACCACGCTCATATCCGTACTGGGCTTCTGTACCTGGTCGTTTGGGAGTTGTCTCAATTCTTCTGCCATGTTTCTACTCTCCTTTGGACGGCACCCTATTTACTTTCTTGGGTGTTATCGTCCACATCTGGCTCTTCAACTATGGTAGGCACGCATCTCTGCGCCCATTCAAGTGCGTCAAGCCATCCGAGAAGTTTCCCGAATGTTATGTCCGACCTCGTGCGTACTTTCCGTAACTTAATGTACTCCGAGTCGAACTTGTCTTGATATACCTGCATGAGTTCCTGCCACCCATGTTGAGCCATCAAACTTTTCAAAGAACCTTTATTGTATTCTCTATCCATCAACTCACCCCTTTGTACAACTTATATGGTCATATGTACAACTATTATGTACGGTCTATCCGCCTATCTCCGGTGCGGGTGGAGGCGCCATCTGTCCGCTTACAGGAGGAACGCCGGGTGTCGTTGCCCCGCCCTCTATCCCGGTAAACTGCGTACCCTCGCTACCCTCTCCCGTAGGCATCTCTCCGCCACCGCCTGAGCCGCCGCTCTTAATCATCATAGGAATCATCATCTCTTTAATCATCTGTGCCTGCCTTAACTTCATCGCCTGCTCTTCGCTTCTCATCAGCTCGTTCGGGTTATCGCTTATATCAAGCAACTCGTAATATTTCTTTAACGCTTTCCTCATATCGAAGTCCGGCTCGTCTTTTGCGAGGTTCATAAACTGCAAGAGCTTCATAGCTTTCTGGTTCCTATCCATGAAACTCTTAACGCCTGATATAACTATCTCGTAGTAGTCAGGTCGCATAAGTTCCATATCAATCAGTTTCTTGTCTGCTCCGGTTATGCTTGCTATATCATCGGCATCGTAGAACTGGTAATCAAGTTCCATGAACATCTGCATAATCTTAAGGTATCCGGTACTCTCTATGTTCTTTGCGGCAAGCGTGAGTTTGTCCATCGCCCCTTTCTGGAGGATAGCCATACCCGTGGCGGTATCGTTCTGTCCCGCTCCGCCCACACCCTGCGTTATCTTCGGTATCGTTACTTCCTGCATCCACCGCTCAACATCCATAACCGTGGCGAAATTGCTCTGCGTTACGTCAGGAGGCCTGTCCCATGCGAGGTCGTTTATATCATCTACTCCCACAGGTGCGCCCGGCATATTCTTAAGTGATGTCAGGTTAATGCCTGTGTTCTTCTTATACTTCGCACGCGGGTTATTTACGAACGATACGTTGTCAAATCGTTGATTAACCAATTCGTTAGCTACGTTTTGCAGGTCGTTCATCTCTTCCGGCATACCCATACCCATGAACTCGTTAGGCAGTTGTATGTAGGTGGACTTGACGTAGTTGTTAGTGTTGGTTGTCCAGAACGGGTATTTCTGTTTGCGGATAAGGTACTTGCCTGCCGCTACGGTGAATATGCACATCTCAAGCTCGTCACTCTGCGTGAGCGGATACCACCCTACCCATTCCAGTATCTCTACATTATTTCCAAGCGTGGGGCGGGTAACGTTTATTCCTTGCGTCTGCCTGCCTTCCGCGCCTTCTATTTCATACTTACCGTCCTTGCTAGCCACAGCGTCGGCTCCGGTAAGTTTCTGTACCTCATCGTTGTATACCCTGGGGTTCATACTACGGAGGTAATTTATTGACTTTGTAGTCTTATGTATAAACCACCCGTCGTTTATCTCTATTGCCATGGGGTCAGGGTAACTGTCCCCGATATTCAACACGTCAAACGTGGGTCCGTTCTTTATCTCTTTCGTTACGGTCTTGTATTCGTACTCGAATATCTCCTTGCCTGCCATATTGTTTATGAAATCCTTGACAGGGTTGACCTTGCGTATCTTCGCCTTTATCTTGCGTACGGCGTTGCTCCAGTACGCCTTGCCTATTGCCGTACCATATATCAAACACACCTTTATATACTGCATGAACTTGTTATAGAAACTCTCGTTCTCCGTGTGGTAGTTAAGTACCTGCCGCCACAGGCCCGCATGGTAGGCATCGCCTTTACCGAACGGCCTTGATTGTATCTCTACTATCGGCTTGTTCTGGAAGAACATGCCCATGAGGTTGGCAATACCGCTCTCCACCTTAGCGTGCGTGAACGGGATAAACTTGTTGTTCATCCACTTGTACGGCTTATCTTTGGGGAGAGACATATACTGGTTGTACCATGTCTTGTTATCCTCAAAGTAGCGGGACGAGTTAAGATAGTTGTAGCTCTCGTGGTAATTAGAGAGAACCATCTTCTTTATCTTTTCGTCTTCCTCGCCAAGTTGTTTCGGCTCGGTGTTTTCTATCTTGATGTCGTCTGCCATTATGCGCTCCTGTTAAGTTATACCTAATTGTAATTATGTATACAATCTATTGTACATTTTTGCACATTGCTAATACCATGGTCTTTCATCTACCGGTTCCTGCATAAGCCATTCAGGTTCGCACCATTTAGCCCCCGAGAGCAGGGCAAAGTATATGGCGGTAATGGCGTGGTTCATGCTGTCCGCGGGTTTCTCGGTAGGATTAACGTCATCTTTATTGAACGTCTTCCACCGGTACCTGCTTATCTCTTTAATAGTATTATAACATGTATCAAATATAAAGAACTTCGGCTTCTGCGTCTTCTCGTTCATCGCCATGAGATTGTTTATCATGTCTATGGCGGTTATGACCTTATCCTGCGTCAACCATACGGGGCGTGCAATGTACCCGTTATTCTTGTATATGTCGTAGTATGAGAACTTATCGTCTGCTTTGCGGGTTTTGGTGGAGCCGTCAATGGCTGACCACATATAATTCTCCGCACCCGATATCTGCTTGATAGCAAAACAATTCTCCGCTATCGTTTTCTCGTTCTCGTAATACTCATCGTATATGAAACACTCGCCTTCCCTGTTACATGCCATCCATATGCAGGCGGTAGGGTTGTTTAGCCCGTGGTCAAGGCCCCTGAACCGCGACCAGTTAAAGTCTTTCGGTATAACAAACGGCGGTATAACGTGGAGCGTGGTATCGAATCTCTTGAATATGCGACCGGCAAGCTGTATGAACTCGCCGTGTAACCTCATGCGTTTTGTGTCTTCGTCCAGCACACGCTCTAACCGTTCTATCTCTTCTCTCTGTATATGCTCGTTCCAGTATATATCAAACTTAAATACGTCTATGTCCGGGTCGGTACTGCTCATCTCGTATATCTGGTCGTATGTCCAGCTCATGCCCGCGGTAGGGGTCTCAGCAGCCCATATGCAGCAATTCGGCCTGTCTATGACCCTGAGCAAACATTCCTCGTACACATCGTATTTCGGCTCTTCGTTGAAACATATCCAGTCAAGGCTCGTACCCTGGAACTTGTCCTTGCCCTGGTCACATGACTTGAAACTTACCTCACTCCCGTTTCTCAGGTATGCGATATGGCGCGTCTTATCAAAGGACAATAACTGCGACCGCGGTAACAACCGGAAGAACGTCTTCTCCGCATCCAGCGTACTCATATTGAAATCAAGGCTTACTATCCAGCCCCTGTTAGGCACGGGTACCTTGCGGTATGGATGCTCACCTATTGCCCAGTATACGCATTCTGCTATGGCCGCCTCGGTCTTGCCTGACCTGTTCCCCCCAAACGCCCACCGCACCTTCTTCGTAGACTTGTGGAATCCTACCTGATACAGGTCATTAGGCCCGGATGGATGGGATAATGGGTTATATGCCCATATGCCCCCGTCCCGCTTCAATCTGTCAGCCGCTATCTTCAGATGCGCCAGCTTCTCAATCGAACCCCGGCTCATCTTACTTAACGCCTCACGGTCTTTAAGTACCCTGTCTAATGCCTGTAGTCCCATTTATCACCATACGCACATTTTGCATGTATTCAAGCATCCTACCCCTTAACTCACCTAAGGCACGGTATGCTATTTGAGCCTTGGTGGGCTTACTGGCACTGGAGCGTTTACGCTTTCTAAGTTTAGAGGCACGGATATTAGGTTTCTTCATTAAGATTAAACCCACCCGACACGCTTATAATACGCCGTGATGAA